CACCAGTCTTGGGAATGACGATGTTGTCCATGAAGCGTGTGACTGTCTCGCTCCAAGACTCTCGGTTGCCTGTCCCTTCTTGCCAACGTGCATAACGTGACTTGTGAATGAATGATTGATAGTCTGTAGGTAAATAGTTGCTGCTCATTTAGTTTCCCGTCCTCGTTTGTCTTTGTCTTCTTTAAGCCACACCATGCGATCAATGTCACTTCGGTTAAGGCCAATGTCTCTTAGCTCTCGGTCAGTCAACTGATTAAGCTGCTTGATAGCATCACGGTGTGTACGCCATGTGGCTAGGTAATTTATGTATCTCCAGAACCAAGTCAACGTTCATCCCCACTTCCTCTGATGGTACCACGTTGAGAACGACCATTAAGTTTAACTACGTTAATATCAACTACTGTGTCAAGGCCATAACCCACATGATTGGCCAGTGCTGTGCAATAGAATACGACATCTCCAATCTCCTTAATGATGTCCATAGGGACCACCTTAGTGCCGTCTCGGATCATCTTCTTGACCTTCTCGGCTACTTCCCCTGCCTCTCCCACAAGACCTAGCACGTTCTCAACTAAGCGTTCCTTACCCTCAGTAACGATCTTGTTCTCGACCCACTTGCTATACTGCTTGGTTGTCATATCGGACGTAGACCAAATCTCATCTTCATCTGCCATATCGTGCATATCCTGTAGTGTAATCATTTAAATTGTCCTTCCGTAGAACTCTGTTGCCTTAATTGGATCAGCGTAAGCATCGAAGCAGTACCATGCGCAGTTATCTTTACCAACGCTCTTGCTACCTTCGATCCACTTAACTCTGCCAACGCTTACTACTTTAGTACAGTACGTCATAAAGTATGCCGACTGCTTTGTGTGCATCCAATCTGCATCAAACAATATCCAAGTAGGACACTGGTACATCCAATGCTCGATGAATGGGTGCAATATCTTTCTATCCCAAGGTGGGTTAGTTATGCAATAGTCAACTACTCCTGCACCACCAATATCCAGAGTGAGAGCATCAAAGGTAAACACATCAGGGTGTCGTGGCTCAATGTCGCAAGCATATAAGCACTCCCCATGCCCTCCAGTTAACTCATCTATGTGCTGTATAAGTCGGGCATCACCCGCACATGGCTCTACGTAGTCAAACGTGTAAGGCAAGTGCGGGATCAGTGGCTCGACAGCAGCTATTGGTGTTGGATAGAAGTCACGTTCTACCCTTACGAAGTCGCTACGCTTTCCCATACATCCCTTTTAATGTTGCCTGTGAGATGAACTGCGGCTCATACATACCATTAGATACCTCTCGCTTCACTACTACTCCTGACCACCATTCATTGTTGGCTTGGCCTGCCCATCCCTCTTTTGCTCCCTTGTAACAACCTGCAACAAGTCCGATAACTCCGTTAGGATGTGAAGCATCTTTAAACTTAAGGTCACGCTTATGACTATGACCACAAGTAGAGCTATGGTGACGATGAGCCAGTAGCCCGTTAGCATGGTGCATACCAGACATAGCAGACCCAAAGTTACCACTACTAAAGAAGTGCGCGTAAGAGACACCATCATAGTCAACAATCGCTGGCGCTCCATGTTCATACTCATGGTATTCATCGAACCAGTGCTTCGTTTGAAGATGCCCGAAGGAAATCCCGTACTTACTTCCCTCAAGTCTTGGGTCTGTTTTAATTGCTCGTTTAATCCGTTGCTCATGGTTTCCCTCAAATCCGAAGTAGTTAGGACGCTTACGTTTATGATGTCGGAACTTCCATCGAATACGCTCCTGTGCATCATTGTAGTGATTGATGTCAGCTTCATAGTTCTGGCTAACGATTGCCTCTGGGGAACGAGTGTCGAATGTATTTAATGACCGCATGTCAGCGCCATCCCCCAAGTCAACGACATAATCAGGCTTGAGATCATACAGGAACTCTCCTAACCAGTTGAACCGCTCATTGTCCACCGAAGGGTCTACGTGAGCGCAGCTAAAGACCACTACTGTCTTACTCATCTTCTGCCTCCATTTCCATCAGGGCCACTCTGACCTCAAACTCTATTGCCTCAAGCTGCTCTTTGTTTAGATTAAGCAGTTGTGTTAGTAAACTATTCACTTCAACCATTCGTCGGGTATCCTCTTGTCTGAGTAGATGAACCCATGCTTATCGCACCAGTCACCATATGTTGTACTAGAACCCTTGTTGATCTTACCACGAGAGTTACTAAATACGAATCGTATGTCTAACTTAGGATGTTGCTCCTTAACCTTCAAGTGCTTTTTCCTGTCGGCAGCTACAAACCGTCCCTTTGACTCAATTATAATGCCATTCGGTAAAATGAAGTCTGGGGTGTAACTCTTGTTCTCGTGTAAGACCCATTTAATCTTCAAGGTCTCATACTCAAAAACTACACCCCTTTCCTTCAAATCAACAGAGATGTCATCCTCAAGTCCTGATCTGTAACCATTCTTTATTGCGTGTTGTCGTCTACTGGTGGTTGCCATAGCTGCCCTTCATACCTCCGTAACCAAAGTAGCCTAGCGTTCTCAATGATACGCTCTGTATCACCGTCATAGGCTTTCACACAGGCTCCCCAGAGGTCATCCACTGACTTACAGTCCGCAAGTAGCTTCTCTGCTTTCTTAGGGCCAATTCCTCTCAGCCCCTTGATGTTGTCTGCTGCATCCCCTGTCAGTATCTGGGTGTAGAAGAACAGGTCTCCCTTCCACTCACTAACCTGTGTCCAGTCTTTCCTGTTAAAGTTAAAGTGCCAGCAGGGTATCTGTAGCATGTCTTTGTCGATTGATGCGACAACAGTGTTAGGTCCACACCGTGTAGCTTCTATTGCTATTAGGTCATCAGCTTCTTCTCCTTCACTTACGATTGCACCAAACTTCTTGACCATATATTCACGTACATGACGTAGGTGCTTAGGCTTGTCTGCTGCCTTCCTGTTTCCCTTGTAAGGATAACTCTTTGCTACCTCGAAACGAAAGTTGTTAGGCCCAGTCAGATACACCTCAAATTGGTCTGGCGTAACGAAGTCTAACGTAGCCTCAAGGACGAAGTCGAGGAGTACTTCTACTTTCTCTTCCGCGTCCTTGGGTAATTCGTCTTGAGTGGCAAAGGCTGCTCGGTATGCGAGGATGTCCCCGTCTACTAGAACCTTGCCCTTCTTCGTCATTGTAGTGCCTTCTCCTTTGGCAATTGCCAGAGCTTCGTTTGCGCTTTGGATCAGTTCTTCTCCGAAATTCATTTGCTTTTCCACTTCTTGCTCTGGCCCAGTTCGGCAAGGCTCTTCTCTGACTTACAACTAGAACAAACCTTGCCTTTAGCCATTAGAAGCCTCCAAAGACCATAGAGCCATCGTCCTTCTCAAAGGCTACATCTTCTACGTAACAATAACCTCCTGCCCGTGCTGCGTCCGCAAAGGCTTGTCCTAGCCCGTAGAGGTCCTCAATGTTACCTCGTACCACTGTTGTGCTACCATCGAACCCATCTTCTTCACTGTCTGCTGTGAATGTAATAGATACTTGCATTAGAACCCACCCTCGTCATTGTTTGCTTCATACTTAAGGTGGTCGGTAACTAGAACCTTTTCCATAGTTGTAATCTTACCGTCCCACACATCGAACTTCACTGTAGCCTTAGAGCCATTACCAATTAGGCCATCTGCATCCCAGTCCCAGTTGACATACTCTCCGTCAACCATCTTGAGAACCGATGGAGCGCCTGTAACAACTCCCTGCTCTCCTGTCTCCTGATTGCGGAACTTAGGGTTAAAGTGAGGCCGTGTCGCCTTGTAGAAAGCCTTACCTTCTTTGCTAGTCTTAAACAGTTGCGCTTGTAGTCCCTTGTTTGGGATGCCGTCAGCAACCATCTTATTCTTTGTTTCATCGTCAATGACGCAGTTAACAACGTAGATGCCTTGCTTTGCATCAAAGTTATTTGCCATATCAGAGCCGTCTCGTGGTCCCATGTCGCGGTCTTCTTCCCGCAACTTCGTCCACTCTAGCTCACAGTTTACATAAACTTTCTTGCCCATTGAATTTCCTTTCAGTCGGGGTGTCGTACTATACTATATAGACCCAAATCGTATTCTCGCAAGTAAATAAATAAAGTATTTACCTAGTGAATATCTGCATATGTATTACCAAATTGTACGTCTGTTCCCAGCGGTACGTTTAGCTTTACTTTCTCGTTTAGCTTGATAGCTGCATCGTGCATAACCTTCTCTACTGCATCCTCATCTCCTTTCTTTACTAGGGCAATCACCTCATCGTGAAACTGCCCGACACACTTAATTCCGTTCTTACGACACAGGGCAACCCATGTATCAAAACAGAACACTCCAGTGCTTTGGTTAAGCGTACTGAAACGATCCTTCTCGCTCCGTAAGCTATGCCAGAAGCCTGACACTGGGTTCTTAAGCCACATGCCTTCCAGCACTTCCTTTGTCTTTGCTCCTGTAGCTACCTTCTCAATGGCCCAGTTACGTGACCAGAAGGCATCTAAGAGGGTCTGACTAGCCTTCTTGCTCATGCCAGTACCTCGTGCAAGGGCTGCTGCTCCAATGCCATACGTGGCGCTGTAGTTAACAACCTTGTAGTTCTTGCGTAACTCCTTAAGTGACCTCTCACCAGAGTTGTGCTTGTCGATGTCAGCCTGATTGATAAGACCTGCGTGTAGTGCTAAGTCTAAGTGTGGGTCAAACCCCTCACGGCTCATCTCGTTCACATAGTTAGGGTCTAGTGGCTTCATGTAGTGACGCTTTGTCGTATCCTCAAGTGACGTCATGTCAGCACCACACAATACATAACCTTCTGGACACATCAGGCACCCTCGGATCACATCACCATAAGGCTTGTCTACGCTGGGTAGGTTCACCAGTGGCTTGAAGTGTTTGAAGCGGAACGTATTAGTTAGTCCAGCTACACTAGCCTGTAGGTAGCCATCCGTATGACCCTCTAAGAAGCTCTTTAGTATCCCTGCGCGGTGAGTAAGAACAGTAAGGCCATCAAGCAAGTCAACAGCAGCATCATTAGTAGAAAGTTCCCTAACGCTACTACATAAGTCAGAGCCTTTGCGTACTTGCTCAATTTGTCTTGTATCTCCACTCTTCTTATCCCTTACGAATTTAAATGTACGTGGTTCCCAACCCAAAGACCGTAGCCAGTCCTTAACCTGATCGTTAGAGTTAGGGTTGCCTCGCTCCTCCCCTGTCTTAACCTTAAAGCCTATCGTCGTCACAGACTGCTTGTACTCCTTGCAGAGAGCCACCCACTTCTCACCGTGTGATGATAGCTCTCCGTCCTTCTTGTGCATAACCTTTGGCTTTGTTGCCATACGTTCTAGGACACGCTTAGGCATAGCATCTGCGAGTTGCTCGACCTTCTCCTCTTTGAGATGGCTGATTTCATCGTAGGCTGCTTGTGCCTTTGGTACGTCTAATTTCCACTGTAGCTCTTCTTGCTCTTGAGCGCACTCTAGCTTGAACGACAGATAGTCAATGAGACGGTTTTTGTCTTCTGGTGTGTCTTTGTATAGTTTGTTTAGCTTAAGACCTAAGTCACGCCATAAACGGTTGTTGATCTTAACGTCCTCATTGCACCTGTGAGCGTACTCTTGAGGCGTCAGGGTGTTCCAGTCCTTAATCACTGGCTTAGGCACCCCGTACTCCTCTCCGTATCCTTCAAGCCCATGCTTCATACGCCCGTGGTTGATGTACCAGCTTAGTGCTAGTGTGTCGATCAGACGTGCTGTTACCTTGATGTCCAGCAGCTTTTCCACCGCAGGAATGTCGAAGCGGATAATGTTGTGTCCTACAAGTGTCTCGCTGTTGAGCAATACATAGCGCATCTCGTCATAGTCATGCGTGTGCTTTACTTCACCCATATCATTAGACCAAGACATGACATGAACTTTGGTCAACACATCTAATAGACCATCTGTCTCAATGTCGAATACTGTTGTCATCTTATACCTCTCTAAGTGTAAACGTATCTAAGTTAAATCGCATTGTACCCGCTGCACCTTCTTCTGAGCATGGGCGGTTCTTCTCAACGCGAATGTGTGTCGTGTTTCGTTCCTCTAAGCTATCTGCCTCTTTCTCCCGTGACAAGTCAATAACGACAGAAGCACGTTGTCCAATCATCTTGCAATACTTAGGATCGCCATTGTCATTCGTGTGAGCGATAGTCACGATCCCTACGTTAAGCTCTGCTGCCAGCTTAGACAGACGGATGGAGAGATCAGCAAGCATTGCCTCTTTACCTTCCTCAGATGATCCTACCACTACGTCTTGGATAGGCTCAAAGAATACAAACTTACATCCACAGGCTTGACTAAAGTATCTGATCTGGTCGCATAGCTCTTCTGCACCCTGACCGTCACCCATAAAGAACTGGTAGTACAACTCATCCTTCGTGAGCTTCTTGATAGCTGCAATGACCTGAGCGTTAGCACCTTTCTCCTCAATCAAGTCCCTGCGTGTCAGGTTGTCATTACATTCATAAGATACAAGACCTAACAGAGAGCGTAACTTAGTCTCCTCAACGTGCATTGCAGCGATTGGTACGCCCTTCGAGATCATGTTGTACTCAAGGTACCGCATCACCTCAGTCTTACCAATTCCTGTCGGAGCCTTAATCACTGTGAAGTGACCCTGCATCAGACCTAATATCTTAGCGTCTAGCTCTTGGATACCTGTAGGCACATACTCATGCTCTGGTGCATCCTGATACAGCGACAGGAAGTCCTCTGTAGTGTTCATCACGTTCTCTGGCGTGTACTTACTAGCTGCCCACCATGCGCTCTTGAACTCTGCACCCTTGCCATTCTTTAGGAAGTCATTGGCATCTTTGTACGGATGGTGATTGACACGGTAGACCTTGTTGGGGAACAGCTTAGAAATCTTATCAGCAAGAGCATTACCAGCATCGTCTGTGTCTACTGACAGTACGATCTTCTGGAAACTATCTAGCCACTCCTTGCAGTTCTCCCAGAGCTTCTTAGAGGGCGTAGCAGAGGGTAACGACACAACAGGGTTAGTGTAGCTGCTCTTTAGTATCTGAGCCACTGAGAGAGCGTCTAGCTCCCCCTCTGTGATCGTTACCATCTTAGAGCTACCAGCAGTGAACAGGTTCATACCGAACAGTTCATCACCCTTGAACCCTGACTTAGCGTAGAAGCCTTTCTCCTTGAGGTTCCGTACCTTAATTCCTCCGCTAGGGTATACGTACTCTTGACGATCCCCGTAGGTCAGAACTCCGTAGTCCTCCATTGTGCGGCTCTGGATGCCTCGCATGGTTTCATACTTTCCATCGCTGGGGGTCTCGATCAGCTTTGGTGTGAATGTCATCTTGTTATCTCCTTTTGTGGGGTACTTCTCATCCGCCCAATCGAAGGTCTTTCGACTGGATGGATAACCTTTTCCACAAGCGTGGCACTTTCCGAAGCCTTCGTCGTTATAACTAAAGGCGTCAGAAGAGCCACACGTTTCATAGGGACACTCTTGGTGGGCATGTTCAGCCATGTGGCTCTCCTTTGTTTAGTTTAAGGTCTTACGGATGTGAGAAATCAAAACTTTTGCCTTTTTCCACCCGTGTTCGTTTATCTCGGACAGAAGCATCTTAAGGTCAAAGTCGTTTAGGCTCCTGATGAAATCCAAGTCATTCTTATCCATATCTATGTTATCCTCCATGTAACTCTCCTTTGTTTATTTTATTACTTAGTAGGCAGTTCTTCTACGTAATGGTCTGGGGCGACAAGATCACCTTGATCCACAGACACAGCGCCCTTTAAGTAAAGTTGTGCCATAGTTTGAAACACAAACTGTTTCTTTTGTAGTGCCGCCGCCATGTCAACACGTTTCTCCCAAGCAGCAAAGGTGGACTCTGGATAATTCTTAACTGCCCACCAAAATGGAACATAAGTGTCCACCTCTTTGCAGTAAGTAGGGGAGTTTAGTTCTTGTGCTACATCATTACTGGCAAACGCCTGACTGCGAATTTGCGTAGCCTTCACACTGCTAAGGCTTCTTGCACCAGCTTCTACTGCATCTCTCGGAGACTTACGATCCCCGTAAAACTTAAATACTGAACGCTCACGCATTTTTTCAATCGCGAAGTCGAATAGGCTCTGTTGATTTGTCATTGTCGGTTCCTTTAGTTTAGTTGCTGTTTAGTGGTTTCGGTAGGTAGGTCTTCACAAAGTTCACTCAAGATGTCTGCCATCTTATGAAGTGCTTCAACCTTTAGTCCAAGAGGGTCTGGATACATGAAAGATACAAGTTCCCTCTTGATGTCTCTTTCGTCAAACTTTGTACATAATGTCTCCATAAGTCCAACAAAAGCTGGCCCAACATTACGTATGTCAGTTTCTTTCTGGCTTCTAGCTATGGCATTAAGATCAACCACAGTGGGGGCGACAGTACTACTAATAGCCTCCTTTTGTTTTTGTCGTCTGTCTTTTACGACCTCCTTAGCCTCTTTGTAGCCTTCTGGTGTTGTAGCTTTGGCTGCTAGTTCAGGGTCTGCCATGATCTCCTTTCGGTCTTTTTCCCACCTTGCAATCGTTGGCCGACTGACACCAAGAGCATCAGCGTGTTCTTCTTGAGATGGAACCATTGTATCATTTGATACATTGATTTTAGCTTCTTCTGATTTCCTGTCGCCACCCTTTGTCTGAACACCCAAGGCAGTGGCACGTTGAGCGTAGAAGAAATTCTTAGCTTCCTCACTCCAATGACCACGATCTACCTGCTCCTTGGTAACCTCTTTGACAGCTTCCTTACGGGTGCCTTGGAACTCAGTAAAGATTGGATCAACACCAGCCTTAACAGAAGCTAAATATCTGTGACGACCATCAAGAATCTTACCTTCGTAGATAAGTATGGCATGTTTTCTGTCATACCCGCCATCTTCCATATTCTTGGCTATCTTACCTACAGTGCTTTCTATGAATGGTGACCATAAACAAATATCATGGTACTGCCACTCTGGTTTATCTGGCAACATACTTGCCAAGTATTTATCATCATCCATAACCTTATCCTTTAGTTATTACTTGTTGTTGTTAACACTTAAGATAACTTAAGTAGTAACTTGTGTAAGAAAACTTACAAGGTACATCTTACTATATAGACCCAAACTCAATTCTCGCAAGTAACGAATTGTTACACTTTAGACATTTTATACAGTGCTTCCTCTT